CATGGAATGAAGCTCATTCAAAAACTCATCAATTTTTTGTCTTTTATAAATTCGAACCAAATCACTTGGTCGCATTTCATAAAATCTATCTTCTTCCATTTTATCTCCTCATTGAAGCTTGGTCTTTGGCTTCTTCATCCGTAAAAATAGGCACGGCATTAGATTTGTGCAAGGTGCCGATTCCTTTCATGGCAGTTCCTGTATAAACTTTACCATGAATTGGTTTTGTGCAAGAACCACCCATCGTCACCAAACTAGGATGTTTTGGTGTTTCCCGAACAAAAGGTTTTGGTGCAGCATAAGCTTTTACACCATTCACTTTGACAGGTTTCTTCGATTCATATTTTTTGAGCAATTCTTCCCATGATGCGGCAAGCTCACGCTGTTTGGCATTTGGCTTGCGCTTCTTTGATTTTTGGTGGGTATAAATTATCATTGCTTTGCGATTTTATTGATACCAAAATACATGAGTACCAATCCTATCACAGCCGAGGCAATTTGTGAGGCAAATACGGCATTAGAAGCCAGGGGTTGGGCATCCATACCACCAACTGCACCGAAAACTAATAGAAAACCTAAAATTGCCCTAATCATGCCAACTCCATTTCCGTTTCAGTCACACTTTTATCGAACAAGGCAAAACCAATCAGGTCTGCCAATTTTTCACCGTTGGGGAAATTGGCCAACAGAATTGCAACCTTCTGCAAGTCCTCATCGGACATATTCACCAAATTGTTCACCACCGAGGTGACAACAAATTCATTCATTTTTTTCATGCTGATTCCTTTTGATTTTCAAACAGGCAGAATTTCGCAATGTTCAATTGTTTGCGAATCTGGTCCTTGTCATAACCCATTTCCAACATTTCCTGACAATCAGACAAAATGCCAGCAACAAGCATTTCAGTACCAGAAAGTTTTGCGGTCAAGGAATTCAGATATTGCTCACGAATATCTGCTTCGGTCATGCCGTAACAATTTTTCTCAAAATTAGTCATTTGTTTACCTTTCTCAATCATTATGGAAGTAGTATAACGGATATCTGCCGAATTGTCAACCAGCCAGTTCCTATGCGCTCGGAAAGTGTTGTTTTTTGACAACATCGACATGCTTGCATTTCCTGCGATATCCGAAGCCTGTGCAGGAACAGGTTAATTGGTTTCTTGCAAATCCGACAATATAGGTTTTTTCGCCAGATTTCACCTTGAAGGTTCTTTCATAAACAGGTTTAAATTCTTCCCGTTTTTCTTCTGGTCGGACTTCGTTATTGTATTTGGGAATTAGTTTGGACAATCCCGTATGTTCCGCTTCAATAAACTTGCGATAGCGTTTATCCAAAACATGGCGGGATTTCAATTCATCGATTTCATCACCACTCCATTTGGCGTAGGCGACAATTTGATTTTTTGCGTTTAGCAAATAAGTGTGGTTAGGTTGCCGATATTCGACATCCCATTTCGTGATTTCTTTGAGAATTTTCATCATTGTTCCATCCTATCACGGAAGGACGGAACTGTCAAGTGCTGGTGTTGTTTTTAGGCAACACTAAGTTAGTGACTACTAACCTTTGAGGAATTGCTGGTCAGAACCTTCCCGCATATCTTCTTCAAATTCGGAAACTTTCAAACGGTTCAATTCTTTTTCAAGTTGAGCTTTGTCACCTTGCGCCTCCGCAATTTTTCTTTCTAGTTCACGGATTTGCTTAATTAAAAGTTCTCTATATGACATATTCTTCTTTCTGTTGTTGTCTCAACAATCGATATGTAGATTTATCGTGGTGTTTCTTTTTTTGTTTTGTGTTGAGATTTTCATCTTCGTTTTTTCTAAACTTTGTCTTAGGTGTTTTATAGATTTTCTTACCGCCTAACATTTTAGTATTTTACAAAAACCTTTCAGAGGATATGGTCTGCAATGCCAAGTTCTACAGCTTCATCCACAGTTAGCCAAACATCACTTGGCGGAAGAAGTTTGGTCTTGATGACCCTAGTGGATAAATCGGTACATTCTTTGATTAGGTTCACCATTCGGTCATTCATGTTTTCACTTTCTCGCAATGATGCTTTGAGGTCGTGATACTTACCTTCGGTGTTTTCTGAGAATTGATGACAAAGAATGCTTGTGTTTTTTGCGAGAATTCGGCCACCTTTATCTCCTGCAACAAAAATCATAAATGCGGCCGACATTACACTACCCATACCGATAGTGCGAATTGGATGTTTGGAACTACGCATAATGTCAATCAATGCAAAGGCGTCACAGAGACTTCCACCTGTTGAATTGATATAGAGTGTGAGAGTTTTTTCCCTATCATCGGTGTTCTCAAAAATAATCCACTTAATAGCTTCAGCGATGTTATCTTCATCGATTTCGCCATTGAGAACATGGATGTGATTTTTGAGTAAACCAAGACCGATAAGGTCATCGGCGCCAAGCGCCATATCGTGAATTTTAGGTATTGTCATGTCTTGTATGCCAGTTATAAGCTGTCTGAATAATAGAGATTATATCATGCTTAGGTCGGTAAGTCAAGACTTTTTCGGCTAAAGAAATGTCGGCAAATAGGAAAGGAGGGTCACCTGCCCGTCTGGGTTCATACCTGTATTTCACATCTTGCCCGGTTACCTTCTTAACCAGGTTTACAATATCTTGTACCGAGTATCCTCTACCAGTTCCTAAATTTAAAATTTGAGATTGTTTACCATTCACCAAATGTTCTGCGGCTAAAACATGTGCATCAGCAATATCACTTACATGCACATAATCTCGCACACAAGTTCCATCTGGTGTTTCATAGTCATTTCCGTAAATTGTGAAGTTATTTAGATTTTGGAGAATTCTAGGAATCAGATGTGTTTCTGGTTCGTGACATTCTCCCATTTCATTTTCGGGATCCGCACCCGCAAGGTTGAAATAACGGAAGATAACATAATTCATTTCTGATAGACGAATTTCCAGTTCAGCAGAATACTTACTTGCCGCATATGGGTTATTCATTGGGTTTAGTTCGTCATCTTCTGTAATCTTGGTATCTTTTGATTTGTAAAGACCTGCGGTTGAGGAATATACAATTTTATTGACACCCCAAAACTTCATAACATCCAATAGAACATTCGTGCCATTGGTATTGTTGTCGAAAAATGTTTGTGGATATTTTACAGATTCACCAACTTCAATTCTTCCCGCTAAGTGAAACACCACATTGATATTTACTTTGTCGAAAAGTTGATGGAGAGTTTCACCATCACGAACATCACAAGCATGGAACAAATCAACATATCGGTTATCGGTGTGTTTTATATCAACACCTACAACCTTCCATCCAGATTTTTTAAGTGCTTTGGCCAAATGTGAACCAAGGTATCCTGAGACACCTGTAATCAGAGCAGTTTTCATACCAGTTGAATTCCTGGTCCAATGATAATCGGTTCGACTATCTGGACATGTTTCTTCACAGAGTTCCATGGGAAGTTTCCATTATATTTCTGTCTTTGAATTTCGTTACCTTCTTCAAAAAATTCTTTGTTGACAGAGTTTTCATTACCATCTAAACGATAACACATGGTGTGTGAACCTGTGCAATCATATTTTGGAAAATGGTGTCGAATATTGTGGAAAAATTGTCTATCTGCACCCCATTGACCATACCAAGATTGTCCTATACGGACTGCAACATCACGCTTAACGGCAAAAGATGAGGTGTCAATGTGGAACACTTCATCATTAAAATATGCAGGCCATTTTCCAAGCGATTCGCAATTATCTTCACACAAAAAGTTTCCTTGTTTATCATAAATTTTTCTTAATGAAAAAGCCCAATCATTTCCTTCTTCGATTTTTTTAACCAGTTTTTCCACATGGCATGGGTCGTACCAGTTATCTTCATCCAAATAACAAATGATATCGGCGTTTACAAGAAAGGAACAGGCAGCATAAACACGGTGTCCATACCATCCTTTTCCAACATTTTCTTCAAGTCGGATTGTTTTGACTTTTGAAGCACCTTCTAGTTGATGCCATATCTTATTTTCATGTTCACGACCATCAAGGAAAAGATAGTGTGTTAAATTTCCATAAGACTGATTATCAACCGATTCAATGCAATGACTGAGGGTTTCAGAACCAATTGTTGGCGTAACAACCGCAACTTTCATAATTATTTACCAGATATAGCTTCTTGAATTAGTTTAACTGTAAGTCCTTTTACACCAAGATTCTTCTTAATCAATTTTAAAAGCAATTCTGATTCAGAAGGATGTAAAGATTCTAAAACGGTTGTTAAAAGTTTTGTTTGTTTCTCGGATTCTAAAGTTGCCGGTCTATGTGGATGACCTTTAATAAACCGATATAATTTGGGAACTTCCATGTCCAAGTAAGTAACATTTAATCCCGCAGGTTCAACTGCTGGTCGCCATGTTTTTGGTGGTGCAACATCAAAATGGATATTTGGGTTAAAGGCATACTCTAAAAAGTCTCTTAGAGAAGGATGCCAGTATTTTCGTATTACTGCCATTTTGTCGGCCTTGGTTGGGGCCTGTTCGAACTCTGCGAAAATTTCAGAGAATAATCTAGCTTCAATCATTAAAAATCATCCAATACTTCAATTAGGTTTTTGAGACGGTTCGCAATCATGTAATTCATAAAATCCTGTTTTGAATTACCTTTTGCGTTCTCATATGTATCTAGTATCGCATTTTGCAATCTTTCAGGAATCTTTGTCAAATCAATCAATGTTTCATTACGAGAATAGTTTCGCAACATTTCTTCATTGCAAAACTCTTTTGGTTCTTGATTCATCCAACCAATAATCTTCGCTTCAGTTATCGGTTTCTGCCTAGTCGCAGTAACAAAGCAATCATCACGGCTAAGAATATTAGGGATACCATCGCCTTTGTCTCCTCGAATAATCAACTGTTTCAACTGCAACAAAGGCAGAGGTTCTTTAATATATTTCTTTAGAATCGGTGAATACTGTTCAACATTAGGATATCTCTGCAATTGTGCAAAGTCTTTATCTGAGGACAGAATCATAATCTTTTGTGTTGCCGAGTGTTTCTGCACCAAAGTGGCAATGA